TAGAATACTGTTCCTGATTCAGCCACAATAGTCGCTGCTGAGTAACGTGCTCTCAACTTTGGAGCAGTTGCTGTAGCACCAGTAGAGTTAATGGTAACTCCTGAACCTTGTGCAAATGTAACTTGACCAGCACCCTTTTGAATAACAGTAATGCGATCCCCTGCCGTAAACACTGACGGTGGAATTGTTACTGTAATTGCACCAGCATTGTTTGCTGTGACTATATTGTCCGCATCAGTTAATGCAAGTGTGTATGTTGTACCTGTTTGAGCAGAGATGAAGTTGCGTTGCTTAGATAGCGGAAAGCCACCAGCTGTTGAACCGTCATGTACTACTACTACTTCCTTATCTGTATCAACTGTAAGTTCTGCTAGAAGACCAGTAAAGGAGTCATGCTGTGAGGTTGTACCTCGACGTCGTTGAAATGCAAAAGCCATTATATTATTGTTCCCCAATCTGATAGGCTTGCCCAATTAGCGGAAGTTCCATTATTAGTTAAGAAATACCCACTTACTCCTGCAGAGATAGCAGGTATAAATCCTGCTGCTGCAGAAGCACTAGCAGCAGCTGAGCTTGCTGAAGTTGCTGCTGAAGACGCTGATGTTGCTGCACTTGCTGCAGATGTAGCAGCATTTGTTTCGCTAGTTGCAGCAGAGTTGGCACTTGTTAGTGCATTACTTGCATATGTAGAAGCAGATCCAACTGAAGTTGCTGCTGAACTTGCACTTGTTGCTGCACTGGTAGCCGAAGTTGCTGCAGCCAAAGCATGATACTTAGCAGAATATTCTCCACCTGCTACAGTACCAATTGTTTTGGTTGCCCAGTCATTTGCTAATGTTGCAGATGCTGTTGCATCTGTTGAACTTGAAGCAGCGGCGGTAGCACTATTAGCAGCCGATGTCGCACTTGTAGCAGCAGCAGTGGCACTATTGGCTGCAGAGGTTGCTGATGTGGCAGCAGCAGTTGCATAACTTGCAATGGTTGCAACAGAAGCAGCAGCAGTGGTTGCTGATGATTCAGCACTTGATGCAGCGGTAGTAGCGGAAGCAGCAGAAGTTGCAGCACTTGTAGCAGAGTTGGCAGCAGAAGAAGCTGAAGTTGCAGCACTAGATGCTGAAGCATTTACGTTGGCTTCTATGGAAGATAATGAAACCCATGTACCAGTACTTGTGTCAGTATCTACAACAGATCCCATATCACGAATAAGGCTATTTGCAACTTGACCAGCAACTGTTGTTGCAGAGTTTGCTGCACTGGTTGCGGAGGTGGCTGCTGCGGTAGCAGAACTTGCTGCTGCTGTTGCAGATGACGCTGCTGCCGTGGCTGAGTTGGCTGCACTAGTAGCACTAGTTTCAGCAGATGATGCTGAGGTTGCAGCACTGGTAGCAAATGTAGATGCACTAGATTGTGATGTATTTGCTGCAGTGGCAGAGGCTGCTGCCGATGTTGCTGATGTTGCAGCAGCGGTAGCAGATGCTGCAGCGGATGTGGCTGAAGTGGCTGCTGCGGTTGCTTGAGTTGCTGCTGAAGAAAAACTTGTTGCTGCGCTAGATGCGCTTGTGGCTGCGGATGAAGCTGATGTAGCAGCACTAGCTGCGCTAGTTGCTGCAGCGGTTGCGCTATTGGCTGCATCAGTAGCAGACCCAGAAATGCTAGTTACATATGCTTGGTTAACTGCATCAGTAGAACTTGTTGGCGTAGTAGGTACATTTGTAATACGGTATGTAGCCATATTAAGATTACCAGCAGCAGTAATAATTGCTGAAGATAATGTTTTAGTACCACTTAATGTTTGAGAACCGCCTGTACCAACAACATCACCAGATACACCGTGAACACTGGTAGTTGCTACTTCATGTGCTCTTGATTCTGTAAAGTCTCTAGCCGATACACCGTGTTCGACGTTAGCACCAACAGCGTGTGCCTTAGCACCAGATGAGTCAATGTTACGTGTGATCTGATAAGAAGAACCTACAAGACCAGTTACCTCAATAACCTCTTCATTGGCTGTATCCTTTTCAAGGATCAGTGTGTAAGGATATTGTGCGGGTAAATTAGATGCAGCAGACAGCGTTAAGCTGGTTGCTGAAGAAGATATTGAATCCGCTAAAGTTGTCTTAGCAGCATTCGAACTATAATAGCGTGACGGTGTTGGCATTTATTACCTCGAGTACTGGATAGTGTTTAGGAAGTTGTCTTGTTGCTTTGCTACCTCTTCCGCTAAGCGGACGGTATAAAGCTGGAAAATATATTTTGCTGTATTTGTAGAAGCACCAGCTGAAACAGGTTGATCTAAAGCATCAGCAGATACCGATGTAGCAATTACCTTACCTGGGTCGACTGTTGATAACAGTCGATACATAGCACCAAGACGAACTACATCTTCGCACGATGTTGGTAAACCACTTACTGTTAACTCTTGGTTATCAGTAATAGTTGTTGGAAACTTTGTGTATTGAACACGAACGGTCTGACCAGGCATAGGAGCTTCATTTAAAATCAAAGCTTGCTTGGTAGATCCACTATCTAGATAATTAGTATCTAATCTCCAACGTTTAATTAAGCCCCAGACTCCTGAAGAATCTGGTAGTTCCCAAGATACTCCAGTAACATCTACTAAAGCATCAGGCATTATGTAAGAATAATCAGTACCATTAAATGTAAATGATTCATTAGCAATAACAGGAAAGTTCATTCCCTTGATTGTTTCTAAAATTGCTCGTTTAACTTGAGACCTTGGGAACATAGGGTTGTTCTTAACAACCGATCCAGATACATGGCTAGTGGCGGTAGTACCACGCCACCCTCTACCAGATGGATTAGCATTTGTTCCTAAAACCTGAACTGTTCCTGATGCTACAACTGATTTCTTTACATATATTAATTCATCATCAATTTCAATAATACCTTTACTTAAAGCAGAGGCATCATCTACTGTTATTGATACATCACCAGCAGCAACAGTATTAGTTGCAATAGTTACTGACTCTTGGTTCTTAACATAACCACTAACTTCACCAAGCGTTTGTTCTGTTAATTGATTTAACGTAGCCATTATGCTTGAACCGCCTTTCCTAAAGTATCGGATGCCATAACAGCAGCCTTGATATCATGCATCTTTGTGGATCTAGGTTGAATACCTTGTTTTCTTGCATTTCTGTATGCGTCTAATTCTGAATTGGCTTGCTTGGATACCGCATTAGCCAGTGGATCTGTAATACTAAAATTTGCTGCTCTTGCACATTCGCCCCAGTTAGCATGGTCTTGGGTCTTACAACCAGATCTACAGTTACTCATCCCAGATGTAATCTCCATAACCTGCTGCTGTTAGCTCAGCAGCTTCAGCGTCCGTAATAATATTGTCATACCCGCCACGCAATACACGTTGGTATGTAGCAAGATCGCTGTCTTTAGGGACAACAACTGTTGACCATGTTCCATTATTCTTGATTACACTCTTACCAATTGGATAAGATACAAACCAAAGATCATTAGGACGACCAAGTTTGTAGCGGTAAGTAGGTCCACGAAATATCTTTGTCATTACCACTTAACCTTATCTGCCCAATATGCTGCTGACATAACACCTTTGTTAATGTTTTTAGCATGACGTGCCTTGAAAGACTGACGTCTTTGTCGGTAAGATTTTGTCTCACCAGATTTCTTTGGAGAGCCAGATACGCCCTGTTGACCAAACCTAATTGTTTTTACTTGGGAGCCAGACTTGGCTACAACTACATGAGATTTTTTAGGATGTGTCGGTGTTCTCTTTGGTTTATTAAAACCAGATACACCTGCTCTTTTAAGCCTTGGGTCCATTCTTCTTGTACTCTCCAACTTTTCCGAGTATTGATTTGATACGTCCGTCTTTGTTTATACGAACTACCATTCCATTTTTAATCTGCATTGGGTTAAAACCATCATGGCGTTTATAAGTGCCACTAGAAGACATTACTTCTTCTTACCCATTTTCTTAACCATTGCTTTTTTCATAGCAGGTTTTACTACCATTTTCTTGCCTGACTTCTTGGCTGCTTTCTTAGCCATAGCCATTCCCATTGGGGAATAACTAAATTCTTTTCCGCCTACATTTGGCATTGCCTTCTCCTTTTATTGTTGTTGGGTGAAGAGGGGCTGTTGCCAGCCCCTCTTCTTTATAACTATTGTGCGATGCTTGACTTCGTCTGGATGACGTAACGTGCTTCCTTGCGGAAGATGTTCCATCCAATAAGAGCCTTCCATCCAGCTGGACGGAAACGCATCAACTTATCAGTTACTGGACCGATAACGGTCTTTGGCTCATAAGTAACTGCTTCAATAAGAGCTTGCTTACCAAGAAGAACAGTTGCGTATACCTTTGATGTGCCAGAACCTGAGATAGATTCTGCACGAGGTGTCTCAATGTAACGAACCTGATCAAAGATTCCGATCTCACCTGTCCATAGGTTACCAACACCAGCTTCGGTGTAGGTATGAGGTAGTTGCCATACAGCAGATCCGCTTGATTGTGCTTCTGAACGAAGGTCATAAGACACATCTGGGTGGATAAGTGCTGTGTAGAAGCCACCATCACGAGGTTGAACATTTGCACCACGTAGTCTTGCAACGCCTTTACGAGAAAGTGCTGCAGTCATATTTGCTGCGCTTGTGCTTGAAGAAACGTTCTCACCATTAATGGTTGATTCATCAGCAGATGAAGTTCCTGTGTAACGTCCTGTTGCAAGTGATGTCAATTTGCTCCATACTAGAGAATCTAGTGAGTCACGCATGTTGAAAGACAACATGTCGGCAACTGCTGGATCAATTGCAGACAAAGACTCTAGAGCAAGTTTTTCAGTTGTGATAACAGCATTACCGTACTCGTTAACTGTTACGTTAACACGGTTAGTGTTGCTCAACTGTACTGCATCTGGATCTTCAGTCTGGGTTAGTGCTGTTGTTTGACGTGATAGATCTGTGTAGACCTGGAATACGACAGTGTTACCTGGGTTTGTTACATCGACAGGACGCTTGTCCGCAAACTTGCGGAACATTGGCTCTGAGCGAAGGTTAAACTCGATATACTTATCATACGCAGTCTGGATCAAGTTCGACATTGTTGATGTCGTAGTTGATGTTGCTGGGGTTATAGGCATAATTTCCTTCTATTAGGGTTTGATATGGACTATCAGCGTTTTAAGAAATTGGTTAATTCTTCTGGACTTGATGCGTTAGCAATAAGTGAAGAGATGTCTCGACCCACATTCGGATCAACATCACCATTCTCAAAATCTGATATTTGCTCAAAAGATTGAGCGTCAGCGTCTGGTTCATAACCAGCCTCTGATTCATCAACGGCAGTAATTCCAAAAGCCTCGCCGTATTCGGTTAACCATTCAGAAACTGCATCCTCGTCGGCTTCAATCTCCGATGGAATGAACTGAGCGATTTTTGGATTTAGTCCAAAGCTCTCTAGGATTTCTCCTACTGAAGCTTCGTGACTATAAGTTTGAAACTCCTGAATAACTTGATCTCTTTCCTTAATTTCTTTAGAAAGTAGGTCAACTTGTTTACGTAGTTTCTTTACTAGATCAGTACCAAAATCTGAAGAATCATCTTCGAAATCGTACTCTGTATATTCTGCCATTGCGTTTTCTCCCTATAGTTGATTGGACCCTCATCGGGTTTGCACCACACGTACTCCTCACCAGGGGAAGTGATTCGTAGACGTGATGACTACCAGACTTATACACGTTACCTGGGCTGGCGAATCAGGAACGGAAACTAGTTATACGTCTGCTGTTTTAGATCTACGACCAAGAGATGACGTATCAATCGCAGACTTCTGTTGGAACATTGCTCTTTCTTGAGATGCAAGTCTCTTCTTCTTAACGGATACATCAGTGCCACCAGCAAGTGCTAACTCTTCACGAGCAATATCTTGCTCGCCTGCGGTTTCACCATATAGACCCATTAAGCGTCTGTAATCTCTTTGTTGTGTAGCAGCGGTCTGGAACGCAGACTCTGCTTGACCTGCTTTACCAGCAGTATAGATTTCTTCAGCAAATGCTTTGTCAGACATCTGACCTGCACGAAGTGCTGCTCCACCAATTTCAGCAGAGGTGTACATCTTCTTGGCTTCTTCAGTTGTGTATCTAAATCTAGAATCAATTAAATTAATTGCTCTATCTTTATCAAGAAGGTATGCTGTTAAATCCTCATTGGTTAATCCATAGTAATCTTTAAGTGCTGTTTTAATACCTTCATCGGCATTGTTCAAAGCATTTCTGGCTATGTTAACTCGATCAGTTAATTCTGCTGTGCTTACACCAGCAGAAATAAAGTTAGTAAAATCTTCTTGTTGATCATAGAATCCTGTAGGAAGCCCTGCTTCTCTAAGGATTTCTTCGTAAGCTTTTTCAGTTTGAATATATTCATAAGGTGTAAGAAGCCTATCTCCAGGTCTTCCTTTGCCGTCTGCCATACGCTTTTTAATTGCTTCGTTAGCAGCAAAACGAGTCTTGTAAGCTTGGCTATTATAAATACTATTAAGAACTTGAGCATCAGTTGGCATGATGTTCTCTTCATAAACCTTGTCAATAGTTGTCATAAGAGAATCAATGTATGCTTGACCTAGTCCAGTATTTTCAAACATCTTCATTACTGAATCACGAGCACCAAAGTCTTTATATGATTCTATTAAAGATCCTTGTGTACCATCTGACATGGTTTGATAAACTTCAACAACGCCACCAGTTTTACGTACAGTCTTCTGACCAACAACTTTTGGCTTAGCAGCTTCAGCTGCTGCTGCAGATTGCATTGCTGCAATTTGAGTTTGTAATGCAAGGATCTGTTCATTAACAGATGCAGTAGCAGCAGCGGTTGGATCAACAAATGTAGTTGCTGCTCCACCCCCACCTGATGGTGGTTTATTATCTTCAGTAGGTGGTTTATTATCTTCAGTAGGTGGTTCTTCTGGTTGACCATCACTGCCAGGAGTATTGTCTCCTCTTGGATCTGGTTCTGGAGTTGGTGTAGTTACTTTGGCTGGTTTAGGCGCAACATTTACTTTTGTTCCAGAAAATATTGTGCTACCACCAGCATACTTAGGATCTGATTTAAACTTAGGATTTAAATCATAAAGTTCCTTAAGGCTTATACCAGCATCTTTTGCAATCTGACTTAATGTGTCGCCTCTTTGAACTACAACAGGTGGAGTAGGAGGTGCAACTGGCGCAGGTGCGCTGGTTGATTTTGAATATACCTCTTGAAATGCACCAACAGTTCTTGCCCAGTTTGCTGCGTCTAATGCACTCATGCTAGGAACCCATGATCTCTAAGAATTGTTGCTCCGATATTTGTTTTTTCTTCTTTGGCAGTTTGAGTATAATCAAAATTAATATGACGCCTTGCTGCCTTCTTTGCGCCATAAATATTCATAGGAACTATATTTCCATCTTTATCTGTGTAGTTGATAACCTGTTGAACAGTATCGTTATTAAGATCTACATCTTTTGGATCAACTTCCCAAGTATTAGCAATAGCTTGTAGATATGGATCCGCTGCTTGACGAGCTGTTTCACCACGTAAGATTCTGTCTTTTAAACCAGGGAATAATGACATAGCACGTTGCTCTAATTCATTATCAACATCTTCTGGGTTTAAAGTTCCAGCAACCAATCCTTTGATTGTTGCTTCAAACCATTTTTTAAATCCATCATTTGATGTAGTTGCTGGGTAACCATAGTCATATGCTCTGTCATATAAAGCTTGAGCCATAGTCTCAAGCTTTCCATCAAGATCATAAACAACCTTGCCATTACTTTCAAAAGTATTTGTTTTATCAAACTTAATAGAGTCAGCCATCAACTTGTTTAAAAAGTCTTGGTTATATCTAATAACCTTGCCATCTTTAATAACAGCCTGTTGCATCATCTGATCTGCATACTTAATAGCATCTGCTGCAGTAATGGTTAAACCATTACCTGCATATTGTTTAATAATGTTACTTGCATTTAATTCTAAATCTGCAGCATATTGACCAGGGTTTGTCTGCTTGTAATATGCATGTTTACGTTGAGTGTCTGTTTGGTTCTTATACCAAGTAGTTCCCTGAATAATTTGTGTCTGTAGCGCAGGATCTGTAATCATAGTTCCACTACCATCAAGCCCAAGGATTCTATTTAAAGCATCTTGAAGGCTTTTATCTGAACCGATAACGGCAGCAGCAATACCAAACTTTGCTTCCAAAGTTGCCATAGATAAGGTATCCATTTGTGTTGCACCTGTAGATGAGATACCTGTATTTACAACAGTGCTACTACCAGGAGAAACACTAGTAGTTGATCCAGTTACTGGTGGAATACCTGGTGTATTTACTACTGGCTTAGAAGTATTAACAGTAGTTGGAATAGTGAGTTTAGTTCCAGAAAAGATTGTACTTCCGCCATTGTATTTAGGATTAGTAGTTAATACAGGGTTGGCAGCAACAATCTTTGCAACTGTTGTTTTATTAGCTGCAGCAATCTTGGATAATGTATCGCCAGATTTAACGGTATATCTATCTGCCATCACTCACCACCTGTCCAATAGCATTTGGATCAGTTAATAAACCACTGACTAGTTTTAAGAAATTCTTAGCAGCAAATGATTCTGCGAAGTCTGGTTGACTGCGAGCAAAGTTGCGAGCAAACATAGTTGGATCAAATCCAGTTGTTTGAGTTCCTTTGGTAGTTGTCTGACCCAATTCAAAACCTTTACCACCAGGAGCAGTAGTTGTAGTTCCCTCAAATATAGATGGTTCTTTTGTAGCAGCAACATTCATTGCTGCTGTTCCTGCTGCTATTTCATTAGCAGAAGCGGTACGACCAAGCTCTTGTTCCATAGTATCGGAAATAGTTTGAGCACCAGCAGATGGGCTATATTGAGTTACACGCTCATCACGTACTTTGGTAGTTCCATACTTCTTGGTAGCACCTTGGTAATCTGATGGATCTAAAATATCTAAGTAGTCTTCTGGGTTAGATGTTGCACCACCAACTACTTGAGTCCAGTCAACTGCATCATTCCACACTTTTTGTGCTGCGGATTTAGGAACACCTCTGGCTGCAAGTTCTGCAATAAATTGATCATAACGTGCTTTGTTATTATTCTTTAAGAACTTAAACCAAGCTTTGGCTTCATCACCAGTTACTGATCTTTGTACGCCAGGGATATTAATTGCTGCAATATTAGAACTAAACGCAGGGTAATTTGATGTAGAGGTTGATGTCGCTGGAAATTGAGGTGGAATCTTTGAACCTTTTTTATAGGCTTCTGTTCCTGGAACTAGACTTTCTCCATTAGGACCGTATCTTGGTTCAGCCATTATCTCACCACCAAATCTGTACTTAGTTGAGGCATGTTTTCAAACCACCTTGCTGAGAATGCGTCAAAATCATCTCCCGCTACTTGTAGAAAATCAAAGTGCCATTGAGACAATTGACTTCTTAGATCTCTTTCACGACGTGGATCGTTCATAACCAAGTCGTATTCTTTTTTAAATTGCTTAATCTGTTGAAGGTAGAAAGAAATTTCATTCCACTTATTAGTTTGTTTACCAGCATGGTTCATCCACTTCTGGTTATTAACAATCTCTTCAATTACTGGAACAGTTACATTCCAAAAGTCTTTTTGACCTTGCTGACGTTCGTCAGCCCAGCCTTTAAACTCTTGACTGATTCTTGCAACTTGGTCATTAAAGTATGCCTTCATGCCAGTTGTTTCGTATCTAGCTTCTGAGGTAGATTTAATGGCATACTGATACATCATGGCATCTCTCCACTTAGAGAGCTTGTCATATTCATACCATCCACGTCTTGCCTCAACAGATGCTCTTACTTCTTCAGAACTCTTTTGTTGAGTCAATGGTGAGTTGTATCCACCAGGGAAATTTAATCTTTTATATATAGCAGCAACTTCGGTTGAGTACTCATCCGTTAAATCGCCATAACCAGTAGATAACATCTGTGCAAATTTAGTATCGTATCTACCGATACTCTCTAATAACTCTGGGTTATTACGTAGCATCTTGATATCGGATAGGTTTGCTGCTACTCCTGCTATATTCTTTCGGTTAGATCCAATAAATGCTAGACCGTCAACACCAAAGTCTTGAACAAATCTATCTTGAGCCTTATCGTAATCACCATTAAACTGAGTTACTAGGTCGCTATAGTATTGAGTTGCAGCCCTAGTTACTGGATCAAAGCTTGTGGCAATAGGTGCAGAGAACTGGCTTATAGATCTAATAAATGCCATATTGCCTGCTGCCTTAGCAGCAGAATCCATGTTAGGTGGATTACCTATACGACCATTACGATCCCATTCAGAGTATTGAACTCTAAAGAACATATTCACATCATCTGCAAAACGCTCACTCTTATCTAAACCAACTGCTGACATTGCTGCTGCGATTGGTCCAGGAATCTTTCCTGAATCAATTAAAGATTGTAGATAACTTGGAACTATTGCATTGATTGCAGTTGCTGCTGCATTCTTTCCTTCGATTGGATAGCCAGCATAAAGCAAGCTATTCTCATAGAAGTCATCTCCGAAGGTACCTCTTAGTCCTTCAGATATATCCTCGCCATAAATCTTCCATAATCCACCTGGTGCGGTGAATCCATTCTTAACAAGTTCAGATAATGCAACTCCACCAAACCAAGACACGCTTGGATCAGCAATCATGAACTCCATTTGCTTTGGATTCCACTTTAATCCACCACCACGAGAATCAGTATATGGTTTAAGTGAATCTTTAATTACCTTTGGTAGTTTATCTCCATAAGGTATTGGATATTTAACAGTTACATTCTTACCTGCTGGTACATCCTTCATTGACTTATAGGTATTACCATCTTCATCTTCATATGATTCGAAGTTATCGAAGGCATTGGCAATACTTCCATACCAATAGGCGTTCATTGGGTTCTTTGCCATAAGGCGAAGAGCCACAGCCTGTGAGTTAAAGAATGCTAGAGGGAAAGACATTGCAAACCGTGCTGCATACATACCATTACTTAAACGACGTGAGGAGTATAAGGTTCTCTCTACACGATCTGTGGCTTTACGATATGCAACCTGACGGAACTGGTTATTAACTACAGCATCTGATGGATTTATACCATTTCGTTGTGCTGCTGCAATAAGATCTTTCATCTCTTCTCTTACGTAAGTAAGGAAGAGTGGATTACGAACCATTCTATTTTCAGATGCTGCTAAGACTCTCCAGGCTGCATCAATAGCACCTTGAGTCTTAACCAGACCACGCTCTAAACGATTTAAATCAGATAGATCGATGTTTGGTCCATCAATTTCAGGTAATAGATCTGGTCTATTCTTTAATGCTGCAGTCATTTCGTCAATGCTGACGTTTCTATTCAAAACAATCTGACGAATGTTTGGATCTGGATACATCTTAAACAATTTATCTTGAGTTGCTGTAGCCCAGTTCAAGAAGTCATCTTGACCCATTGGTCTACCAGCACGAGATTCCATACGACGGCGATACTCAGCACCTTTAGTGTCTTTATATAAGTATCTAACAATTTCGATTGGTGAATCACCACGAAATAACATACCTAATGGCATATCTAGCTCTTGACGAATCTGACGGTTGGCTATGTGAGTCAAGGCATTCATATATGGTTTAACATCATTACGAGCAATGGTTACAAACCTTGTTCCATCGGCTCTTAATTGTCTAGAAATCTGTGATTGTGTCTGAGTATTAATAAAGTTAGCAGCAGTATCCATTTCAGCCAGATAAGCACTGGCTCCACGGATGTTTGGATCAGCCAAACCATCAATGGTGTACTTTTTACCATTAACTTCTAGGATTTCTTTATCTTGTCCTAGGTATTTATACTGTTGTAACTCTGCTCTATGTGTTGCAGCGGTAGTAAGAACATCTCTATGTTTCTTCATTAGTGAAGAAACACCATTTACCATGTCAGCACTATTGGTTAACGCATCATCTGCATCAACATATTCTCTTTGGGCTTTAAACATCTCATAGTCTGCATTGTTTTTAGCTGCAGTAAGATCTGCTTTATTAGTTTTAGTTGATTTGCGTAGTGCTGCTTCGGCTTTTGCCTGTGCTGCTATCGCAGCATTTAGCTTTATCTCTGCAGCATCAAAAGTTTTTTGAGCAGTTTCCCATGTTTCGACTACTGGCTTTAATTGGTTAGCCAGAATGTCCATTTCTTTCTGAGCTTGCTTCTCCATTTTACGAGCATGGTTAGAAGGAGACCCTGGGATAAATCTTTTTGCCATATCTGTTCTTAAACTAGCATTATGAACAAGGTTGTTTATACCTGGAAGTACATTTTTAAGTAGACTTAGGTTACCAAGAGCCATACTTGCACGAGCAAACGGATCAAGCATAGAGTTCTTTGGTATGTAAGCAAGACGAATAAGGTTTAAGTTGCTGAATACAGCGTTTGATAAATCTAAAAACTCACCAGTACCCATAAGGGCTTTAGAAGCAACAGCTCCTTTAACCTGCCCAGAGGTAATTGGAGATACTTCACCCAAAACTCTTTTAGAATTTAATATAACTTCTATTTCTAACTTACGGAAATCAAGCATTGGAATGATTGATGCTTCGTTTGAGATAGAAAAGAAATTACTTACGTTAACTCCACCGTTTTCATCTGGAACAAAACCATTTTTTGTGGCATATTCTTTAATAGTTTGACGGCGACCCTTAACTGCAGCATGCCAATTAGTAATTAATTTAACTTGGTCAGCAGCGGTTCTAATATCTTGAACATCTCCAGCACCTGCAAACTTAGCTAGTTTTAACATTACCTGTTGTTCAATGTAATCTAAGGCAATAGCACGTTGAGTATCATCTTGGGCATTTAAAAACCTAGATACCATCTTGCGTTTAAAGTCAGTACCTTCTTGACCACGAAGGATTTGTAGACGGTTTAGATCTGAAAGCACATCCATTGCAGATTCATACTTACGTGGGTTTGATATATTAATCATTCCTTGTGGGCGACCTGACCCTACCCAAGCAATAGTACGAATAACACGATCATATGGATTTGATTGGTAAACCTGAGTACGCCAACCATTGCCACCATCTTTACCAAATAACTTTAGATCACCAAACTTGGCTTCAAGTTTAATTTTTTCTTTAGCAAGTTTAACTGATTCAATAGATGCAAACTTACCTGGACGATAAGATGAGAACTGACCAACGTTAATATCATCCTTAAAACCTTCTAAGGCGTATCTAAATTCTCTGTCTCTTGCTTTCTTATCTTCGATAAGTTGTTGATATCTAGGTGTTAACTTAGGATCTAAAGCTTCTGTATGAATCTTAGATAGATCCGAAATGGGATCTATATTATTCATTCCATAGTTATCTAGGTGATCAGCCATTAAAGGTGATTTAGTAAAAAATCTTTGGAAAGCTAACTTATCTCCACGCTCAGCTAATAGATAATCTGCCATATCTCTATGGTTATCAATGCGAGCCATAATCGCTGCAGAGCGATTAGGGTTAGATCCATTAGATACTAATGGGTTAGCAATAATCTTACTTACATCTTTTGTTTTAACTGCATCATCTACTAATTTAGATAATCCTGTAGGTGGTGGAGTTCCATCATTTCGAGCACCCCATGTAACTGCATCTTCTAAATTCTTTTTAAATAGATCTTGATCAGCTTTGGTTACTATCTTTTCAGAACCAAGTGCTGAGGTTTTTGCTGCCCTAACTGCACTACCAGCACCTTTGGTTCCAAGTAGAGCAAGTCCTAAATCAGTACTTCCAGATGCAAGCCATCCAAGAAACTCATTTTTATATGCTTGGTTTCTTTGCTTGTCATCAAAGACGTTAAAGTCTTTATCCATGAATGTAGGTGTAATTTGGTCTGGCAAGAATGCACCAACTGTTTGACCAACTTGGGTGGCAAGAGCCTGACCCATTGAAACCTTCTTGGCTTGTTCTCTAGCAAATCTAAAGCTTTGTACAAATCCTTTTGTTTGACCTTGACGTGCTGCTTCTGCAGCAAGGAAAGGTGTTGCAACTGTTTGAGTAACGGCACTTACCATACCGCCAACTTTTTCCATTACATTAAGAGCAGGGTTAACTAAGAATCTAAATGGACTAGCTTGAGCTTTTTCTATTCCACTGGCAATGCCAGCACCAACTTTTTCTTCTACCTTACCTACAGCAGTTTTATCTAATTGTTCTTTTTTAAATTCATTAACTCTGCTTAAAGGGTTAGGCGTAGAAGTTGTGCCTGTTTCAGCTCTCCAGTCATCCCATATTCCCATTCGGATTAATTTCCCTTCCAGCAGTTAACTCTTCTAATAATGCATAACGATCATCATCTGATTCAAAATCAAATCGTGCTAAATCCCATGCAACTGGTGCTAATTCAAATCCCAGGTACTCAAGATTCTCTTCAAACTTTTTAAATATTTTCATCTATTTGACTTTTTAGATATTTAGTAAATGCCTTCATGGTTCCAGTTGAATTAGGTGAATCAGCAAATGTCTGCATCAACGGAAGGTATTTAGATATCATGGACAAATCAGCAATTTGTGTTTCTGCTGGGTTTGGCAAATTAAGTATTTCTCTACCAGGACCAGGACCAGCATTAACCCCAGCAGTAACAAACTCATTTGGTCTGCGGGTTTCCGCACCTAATGGAATAATGTTTGCTGAAGGATCTTGTGCTTTAGCCATAGGAGCAGATTTTTGTTCTGCTAAAAATTGCTGTTGCTCACCATATGCTGCATCTGGTAATCGTTTCGCACCTTGTGCTGGAGGCAAGTCACTTCGATTAGACATTGCCCCAGGCATAGGAATAGCAGCAGGATTAACCATTGACATAAGTTACCTACTTCTTTTTAGGACGATATGGAACAGGACCTGCATAACCACCAGTAGGAACTTTTCCTTTTGATGGAATATTTACTGCAGTATTTCTGTAAATCTTTCTAGGGTCTTTAATTTTCTTGTTTGCTGCCATTAACTCTGAAAGAGTTACGCCAGACTTCTTAGCAATACCAGATAATGTATCTCCAGCATTTACTCTATAGGTAGATCCACCTGCACCTACACCAACAAATTTACCTTGACCAGTAATACGTGGTTGATTACTCCTTGCCTCTGGTCCTGGAGTTTTAGCAGCATTAATCTTTGCTTTCTTAGCACCTGCTGGTTCTTTTGTTAATGCCTGTAATACTGGTTTACCTAGTAAACTTGCAGCAGTTATGGCTAATCCAGCCTTGCTTGTAAATAATTTACCTGTTGATTTAGCAGCACCTAGTGCTGCGGTTTTAAATGCAGCTTTTGCGCCAGCCTTTTTAGTAGCAGTTTTAGCAACAACTGGACCTGCTTTAGGACGTACAGCAAGTTCTTTACCTGGAACATTTGGCTTAGACGATACAACTGTTGAAGGTACTTTAATAGCTTTAGCTGCTTTATTCTTTTCAACAATAGATTTAATTTGTTTATCATCAAATTTAAATGTAAGTTTGCCGTTCTTCATAGTGCCTACACCAATTGGTTTAGCACCTGCTGGTCCTCGACTTTTAACTTTTTCAGCAGCAGACTTGGCTGCTGTAGCAATTGGGGCTGCAGCTTTAGCTGCTACCTTTGCGCCTTTTTCCTGACGGAACAAAGCTTTGTTAAGTGCAGACTTTGGCTTTGTACCTTCTTTAATAAGCTTGTCATAGATTGCTCTACCTTCTGCATTAAGTTCTTTACCTGCAGCAAAACCTTTTTTAACAACTGGTGCTTTAGTCTTATCGGCTACTGCCTTGCTAACTTGACCAAATGTTTTAGTACGCTTACCATTTTTACCAATAACAGATTTATATTCTGGTTTAGCGGTAGAAGTTTTCTTTTCTTTAATTTTATTACCTGCCTTGTCAACCTTGTAACCTTGTGGCTTTGGCTCTGTGGCAGTTACTGCACTACGAACTTTTCCAGCCTTAGTTACTTTAGGTGCTGGCTTGCCAGCTTTTTGTGACTTAGGTTCAGACATTCTTTTTTGTGCAAGTTCTGCAGCTTGACGATCTGCCTTAGACATGGCTTCTAATTCAGCCTTATCATAAGGATACATTCTTAATGCTTCTGCTTTAGCAGCAGCACGATCACGAGCCATGCGCTCTTGCGCTGTTTCGGTAGGTTTAACACTAATCTTATTACCTTTGTCGTCGGTAATGTAACCCTTCTTAGCTTCCGCTTTCATTTCCTTAAGAACTTCTACATCGTCCTTAGAGTACTTTGTTAAAGGGTCTTTTAACTTTGCTTTCTTTGCACCGCTAAAAGTTTTTTTAGCGTCAACTTTGGCAGCCCTACGTGCCTGCCTGAATTTCTTTGGAGTCTTGGCTGCCATTGTTATCCTTTACTTATAAAATGAAATTACTTAACTTTGTTGTTGTTGCCTTTAATGCCTTTAGGTGTAACACCTTGCTTTACTAGTCCGCCACCTTTAACAGATCCACTGTTCTTCTTGCCTGCGTGACCTGGGTGAACTGGAGCTTTAGCTGATTTTCCTTGCTTTCCGAACATTTGTTTCTCCTTATTATGCTGGTATTTGACGAGTAACTCTCGCTGATAGATTTGGATTTCCTCCACCAGTTAAACCTGCAAGAAGTTCTTGCATTGCTGGTCTACCTTGTGGAAGTTGTGGTGCTTGACCACCAGCCATTGGCTCAGGACCTGCTGGTACTTCTGGCATTCCTGGTTGTGCTGGTTGTTGTTTTGGTGCTGGTTCTGGCTTAAAAGCATTTGCTACTGCATCTTCAAGAGGAATACCCTTTTTACGATCAGTAATAACACTTGCCATTTTTTCAACAATCTTCATTGGATCTTGACCTTGCATTACCATTTGTGGAATTGCAGCAGCCATAGAAGATACGGATGCTTTAAGCGAATCACGCATCTCTTCAATGTCAATTGCTCTCTCTTCTTCACCAGCATTTAGTGAGATAGGAAGGTTGCGACGCAACATTCCTCGAGAAATTAATTTATCTCCTCTTGCCTGTAGACCCCATACCAAAGCACGGTTAGGATCTAAACCTGCCATTAAACCGTATTCAACGGTTACGCCATAGTTACCATTGATATCAGAACTTGGCTTGTATTTTAATTTATATGGAACTCCGTTGGCTGTTGCAGATACTTCACGACTTAACTCAGGGAAGTATGCTTCATCAGTTGCAAAGGCAAATGAGATTGCTTGACCAATTGCTTCGCCAAGGATTGATTGATAAATTTTAACTTGAGAGTCGTACCCAGCCATAAGTGCTTTAACACCTTGACCTGTAACAACTGAACCTTCAGCTTGTCCTGCACGAGCTTGAGGAAAGCGAGTTCCTAATTTCATTTCATCTGCTAGAACATTGTTCTCAGCAAATGCATATTGAGGTACGTCTAGATTAACCCTACGAATTTTCTCAGGACTGTTCGAACGAATGACCGAATCAGGACCAATGGATAGAGAAGTAACATCATTAGGAAGAGCAAGGGGAGCTTCAACAGATTTTTGAACAGCCTCCATAGTAAGGAGTGCAAGCCTTGCTTTTGCTGCGTAGACTGGCAATACGTCGTCGAACTGACCTCTGGCTTCGCCATCGAGCGAAGGACGCTGAGCAATTGCAACTGGGACCGTACCTGTTTTGTTTGGCGTTGTCGCAAGAACTAAACCTCCACGATCTGGTAAAAATAAAACTGTTTTGTCTTTATCTGTCCAACGGACAACCTGTAGTAATGAGTTACCATCACCACGAGTCCATGCACCAGATTGTAAAATTTGATCGGCATACTCTGGGAAGTGTGCTGCTAGATCACCTGCTTTACGGTGATATAGCCGAGCATAAACATTAACTACACCGAAACGATCTTGATCAAAATATGCACCCATAGCGTTTTCAATATGGATGTGTGGTCTCTTATCTTTAAAGTTTGGTTCAACTCTAATAGGAACGAAACCGTATGTTGCTAGTTGGTCTGCGCCACGCAGTAACTCTGTACCTAGTCTGGATGCTGCTACATAGTAGTTAGCAATCTTTGTACGCTTGTCAGCTTTGGTACGCTGGTTATCATCTAATGATGAATCCCCAGCAGCAGTAATGGTAGGTAGAACACCGACTTGTTCAGAAACATCTCGAGCAACAACATCAATAAGGTTGGCAATGATAGGACGTGACCATACTCCTTCAGGAAATAATCCTTGGAATACCTGATCTGCTTGTCCTGCTCTTACTAGTGCCACCTCACGCATACGTCTATCACGTTCGGAGTTACGAGCTTTTAATTGCTCAAAGGCTTGTTGTAAATCTTTCATTAATGTCACAATCTCGCAGTCCGCTGCGCTGCAGCTAGATCATCTAAGTTGATGATGTACCGAGACTCGATGTCTCCTCTAGAAGTAAATTGGTTACTTAAAAAGTTAGGTACATTTGCTGAAGTAAGTAAAGTTTCTCTTGCTACGATCTCACAGAACCACAGTGCCATGACTGCGTCCATCTTGAGTTTCTTGCCTTGTACTCCTGGTTGCCAGGTTACAAGTTGTTCGATTAACTTCTTTACGTGTTCATTCTTCGAGCTATCTGGCAATTCAATTAAGTTATCGTCAGCATGCTTAAAGTTATTCATGACACCATCCCGCTTGGTAATGGTGCCGAATAAAGGAGCGAGTGAGGCTACGCCGAACTCGGGATCCTGTTTATTGTTTCCTGTGTAATGAGGTCTATAACTAACACCTCGTGTTGACAGGAAGTTACGAATCTCTTCGTCTTGTGTAAGGAAAAGCTGAAAAGCATTTGATTCCACAATGACCGTATGCGGTTTATACGCATCGGTCCACTCCTTGATAAGAGAACGGATTGCTGCAGGTGTAGGGGCAGTCATGATGTGAACATCCATGACATAGCGTTTATGTGACCTGCGGTCAACCGCATAGGCGATAGCAGCGGTATCACCAGACATTGCTGGGTCGATACCTATAACTCTGTAGAAGTTCTCACAGTTATTGGGATGTCCTGCTGCGCCTGCAACCAAAGCCCCCGACTTTCTCATTCCGTTTACTGCGCCTCTGACGCACATCGGGTCGAAGATTGCATTCTCCGCAATATCGAGGTTCTGGTAAACCAGTGACCACTTAGATGGTCCTGCCTCGTTTCGGACAGCCGTTAGACGCTGTCCTGTCCATCGATCAAACATTCCATCTTGGTCTGGGACATCATCCTCAGTAAGTGGTTGTTCAGATTTCTCCCAAAGAGTTTTCCAATCCTTTGGATCGTCTGCGTATTCTAAGACCGCAGGCATGGACAAATATGACCAAGGGAGTACACCATCGGTGTAGTGGCTTGGGTTTCTTAATTCTTTATATAGATCAACTGCTGAGACTCTGGTACCAACTACCAAGAGTTGACCGCCACCAGGCGGAAGACGAGAGGCAACTTCTTGCCTAATCCATTCTTGTTGCTTAGACCACTCTGAAGCGTTACTCAGAGTGACCACGTCATCTAAAACTATTAAGTCGGCACGGTTACCATAAACCTGCCCGCCCATTCCTATAGCTTCTATAGTTGGGTCTTTAGCATCTGACTCACGTACGTCGCCACCAAGATATACCTTGGTAGCCGACCACTGGTCGGCGGTTGCTTTATAACCATCGGCTGGACCAAAGGCTACCTGAAGGTCAGCATACCGAGGATGCGTCAAGCGTTGCTTGATCGCATACAAAAACTTCTTTGCTTGCTCCTGTGTCTTGGATATAACCATGACGTTAATGTTGGGATTCTTAACTACTCGATAAGTTACGTAGTTAATTGTGATGGTCATGGTCTTAGCATGGTTAGGGGGTACATTTACCAAGAGGCGGGATAAGCCCGCCGATCCCTTTTCATAAACCATGGAATCATGTAACCAGGTTGGATCTTTACCTTCCAACATGGATACTACGTTCATCATATGGGGTGGTACTTTGGTACCAAGATACTTTTCAGAGAACTCTGCAAAATCAGACAAATTGGACCGAGCTTCACCAGCGAGGTCCTGTGTTCTAAACCGAGCATTATCTATTAAAGCTGAGAAGCCCTCGGCTTCTCGGCGTTGGGTATCATACCAAGATCTAGATCTACCAATAACTTTTAAAGCATCAGCAATAGTGCGCCCTTGGCGCACCAAGAGGATAAGTTCTTTCCTTGCTTCTTCTGGTGCTAATTGTCTTTCCAATGTTCCTCCAGTGCCTGTAGGGGTCCACAGGGGTCTGGACAGAAGTATCCCCACTTATGCATATAAGTACTTTGTAAGCAGGCTTAATGCCTGCTTCTGGGGGCTCATTAACATTCGCCCTATACTTATATAGGGGTCTAGAGCGTCGGCGTGTTTCAAGAGCAAATCAAAACTTTTTTTCTTGGTATAACAAAAGTGCTGGTCAGCGTGGGTTTTCTGGTGAAAATTATTTAGCTGATAGTGGGGGGAGGGTGGGGGGTGGTGTTAAACATGGTGGGGGTCGGCTAGGGCGAGCGCATAAAAAAAGGGGCAGAGGTTGCCCCCCGCCCCGCCGAAAACTGTGCTCAGAGTTGACAAAACCCCACGCTCTGTGCTACCGAGCGCAGGGCTTCGCCTGACTATCTATAGAGGCTTGCGAGTGTGTGTAATCACACGCCCACTGTTGAACACTATGCGAACGCCCTCATTACCTCCGCATGCGACGACATCAAACACGATACCAACATGCTTACCTTTACGAACCAAGTCGCCTGCGTGTGCTTGTGATAACAAACTCAGTTCGCTATCTGGAACATGCTCAAGCGTAGGCACATTGTAAAACGCTTTAACCTCCGCAATCTCTGCGGTTAGGTCTGCGAATAGGTCTTCATTTGCGTATGTATTCATCTTGCTGTCCTTTCAGAGTTGTTGAGACCACCTCAACCAACACCGAGAATTATCCCATACCTCGAGCCGAATGTCAAACACTGAGCGTAAATAGACGGAGTGTCGGCTCACTGTGCGTGTATGTCATGTCATGACATGTGTGTGCCTGTGTATGTGCGAAACCCCTCATATGCGGGCGCATGTGCGCCCACACCGCATGAATTGACGGATTGGCTAGTGGCTGCTCGCATGTGCGAGCTCGTGATCACGCCTGTCTTTCTTTGATAGCAAATCAAAGATTTGCTTTGATAGATGTCGCCGAAACGGAAACTCCGAAAGGCAGAAAGTAGGACAGCATGAGAACAGTTGAAAGTAAGACACTAGTCGGCGTCGTTAAGAACGGCGTTGTTCATGTAGCCAAGGCAGATGACAAGCGTGTCTTCGCCAAGGTGCGTATCACTACCAACACCGCCAAATCTTCAAAGAAGATTGAGGCAATTCTAGCATCATTCAAGGCTTATCCAAACTTCACGCTTGTAGCAGGCGAGATAGCCAAGGTTGAGCCAAAGGCTTACCTAACCATGAAGGGAAGTGTCGCCTAATGACTACCATCACACACCCATTCACACTTCAACTACAAAGTGTAGTTGACGAAAGCAATCCAACAATCAAGAAACTCCTTGCCCTACCTGAACAAGACAGAGTCTTGTTCTTAACTCAAATGGCGCAAGACCTAATTCTACCAGAGGTAGAAAAAACACTAACCAAACTGAATGAAAACTCAGGTGGCTGGGCAAGATTGGAGGTAGTCGCATGACCACATTACCTTTGCTTTACACAGACCTGATTGCTGTAGCAATCGCTCTATTCGGTAGCGGTTTCGCTATCGGTTTAATCGTCGCTCGCAGGGCAGTTCGTGAGTGGCTCGCTCGTCAAAGATAGCAGATCAAAGATCTGCTTATTAGGGGGGGTAGCAAATCGCTATCCCCTCTTTTGTCGCTTCAGAAAGGAGCAACTATGAGAACGCAACAAACCGCAGTAATGAATTGCCGTCGGTGTAATGAGCCGACCTACTTAACCGCTTCACCTGAGCAGTTCGCTGAGTATGCGCTTCCTCGTGGCGAGCGCAGACTCGTGCAAGAAATCTTCCCTGACTTCTCTATCGGAGATAGAGAGTTGCTTATCTCAGGCACATGTAATACCTGCTGGCAAGAGTTGTTCGGCAGTGATGAAGGTGATGACACCGACATCTACACAGAAAAGGAGGAGCAAGCATGATAGTAGCAAACGCAATCAAACTCCTAAAGGAGTTAGACCCTAACGCTGAAATCGCCTGCCAATGGTATGACCAAGAGGACATGACCTATGAAGGCGACACTCTAACTACCGAAGAATGGGAGTTAGCCAACGCTATCTTCGATAGATATGAACTATCAGATATGCGATACGCAATCGAGCAAGCAATATCAGAAGCCAAGCAACGACTAGCAAAGGAGCAACAATAATGGGAGCAAGAATAAACTTCGTCTTTATACAAGACGAGGAAACAGCAACAGGCGAACCAGCATCACCAAAGGTGGTGTTGTATTCACACTGGGGCGAGACTACATGGGAGGTTGACTTGGCTTGTGCTTTGTCAGTAGCAGAGCCACGCTGGGACGACCCTTCCTATGGAACTCGTATCGTCATCTCCAATTTAATTGGAGAACAATGGAAGTCAGAAACTGGCTTCGGTATCTACGCAACCACAGACACAGCGTCTACATGGGATACATGCGTAGAGATTGACTTCGTCAAGAAAACTGTTGACGGAGTTGCCTTTGATTTATTCGTCAAGTATGGACTAGCGAAAGGGGAATACCAAGATGCCTAACTGGTGCTACAACTCTCTACTAATTGAGGCAGAGCCTCAAGTAATTGCCAAGATTAAGGCGCAGTTATCTGCGCCTTATGAATCCAAACATCAAGACCTTGCGTCTGATACATGGACAACTGAAACTGTTCAAAAAGATTTATCTTTTTGGAACATCATTCGCCCACCTGCTGACAAGATGGACGAATACCATTCAGCCAAAGGCTGGAATGATGGGAAATCATACGGCGATACCGAATACAACTGGTATAACTGGAACACCAGCAATTGGGGTGTCAAGTGGGACGCCAGCGAGCCTGAGCTCGTGGAAGAGGACGAGACTTCCCTTAACTATAGGTTCAACACCCCTTGGGGTGTTGCTGAAGGGGCATTGACTGCTCTTTCAGAGCAATACCCTGATGTCAGTTTCAACCTTGACTTCGAGGAAGAGACAGGCTGGGGCGGTGAACTTGAGTTCATCAATGGTCAGTGTATAACAATCAACGAGTTCGCCCAGAAATGCTACGCATGTGGCAAGCAATGGGAACATGGTGATGAATACTGGAATGAGTATGACGAAGATGAACACCAACATAAATGCGAAGCCAATGGCTACGCCATGGAAGATAAGGAGAAAACCAATGTGTGATATGACCAACGCACAACTGCTCTATCTATTCGAGAGCGAGTTCGCTGAGGCAGAGATGCCTAGTGAGGATGAATTATCCTCAGCAATAGATGAAATACAAGGACGAACAGACAATTTCTATAATGAAATTGTTGATGAAGTAATCACTCGCCTAAGAGAAGGCGAGTTCAAGGAAGAGGAGGAGCAAGCATGATGGGCTACAAGTATGAGGATATACAGGAGTTCGGCACTGCCTTAAAGAGGGCAGAGTTTTATCTCCCGCCTAATGACACGGAGATAAAGGATGGGCTACTGAAAGTATGGGATTTCTTCGAAGGTTTACTAGCGGAGGGATACATAGATGAATGGAGAAAAACCAATGTATAAATCACGACTAACAAAGCCAAAGGTGGGTGAGGTTAAGCAATGGATCCCGCATGATAACGGCAATGAGTATGTCCAAGTATTCACTGCTGATATCGACGACTTCTTCTTCAAGGTAGGTGGTTCTAATGTTAGAACCAAATACTTTTATGGAGAGAATGCATGGGCTGATAGCAGGCGATACGCAGATGATTTAGCGTGGGCTATACGCAATAAATAGCACATCAAAGATGTGCTTTAAATATAGGGCAACAACTAACCAACAGAAAGGAGCAAGATGCTGTCGTTACTTAGAAGTCATGACCGCAAAGTCACCAACCTAGTCTCGCCAACTGGCAAGGCTTCAGCAATTCGCAACACCTTTGGCTTGCCAGCAGGCAAAGCCTTCTCATGTCCTGATGCCACAAGTATCTGCGAGAAGGTGTGTTATGCAGGCAAGCTCGAGCGTGTATACAAGGGAGTGAGAGAAGTTCTCATTCACAACTGGCAACTATTGAAGGACGCCGACATCAACCAAATGGTTGAACTACTTGACGACATGGTCAGTGACTTCGTCAAGGACTGTGAGAAACGGAATGCCCCGAAGTTATTCCGCATCCACTGGGACGGCGACTTCTTCAACCAAACATATGAGTATGCATGGCAGAAAGTAATCATGATGTACCCAGACGTACAGTTCTGGTGCTACACACGAGTGCGATCTGCTGCCTATTCCCTATCGGGATTAGATAATCTGTCGCTGTATTACAGCGCAGACCAAGAGAACAAACACATTGCCGAACAAGTTCGGCGTGAGACAGACACTAAACTAGCGTGGCTGTCAGATACATTCGCAAATGCGGAGAAGGAAATGCTTCGCATAACTGGCAAGGTCGGTGCTAAATGTCCAGCATTGACCAAGCAAATCCCACTCATCTCCACCAGTGGGTCAGCCTGCGTTAGCTGCGGGCTATGCATTGTCGGCAAAGCCGACATCCGATTCAGTGCAACCAAGAGATAGGAGCAAACATGGAAGCGTCATTCATGATCACACAGGTAGAGACAACTCTATCTAACTACACCAATCACTATCGTAGATTGGGAATGCAAGACCTTGCAATATGGCAATCGCTTGAGGATATTTACAAGCGACCTGAACTTCACGATCTAACCTTAGCGTCCACTCGTGAGGAAGCCTTTGACCAAATGGTCAAAGACAATTGGTTCGTAGATATGGGCAGTCACTACTACGGATTAGACTACGAAACCATAGATGAACTTGTCCTTGAATATCTCAAGGACAACCAACTAGTAAAGGAGTTAGTCAATGACTGACATAACACAATACAATTGGATAACAGTTGATGGTAAGGAATGGGGCGTTCACCTATGGGGAACGCTAGAAGAATACGAGGACGGCACACGCCAAGTCGTAGACATAGACGCACGTATCCTCCCACCTACAGGTGGAGAGTTCACATACGACGCACAAAACTGGAGCAAGTTTCCAGAAGAGGTGTGCAATCTGGCTGATGCCCTGCTTGATGACAAAGACACAAGCGATAGCATGCTTGAGACATGGGGCGCACCTGTCTTTCATTGATAACAGATCAAAGATCTGTTTAGATATATGGCAGCAACACCAACCGAAAGGAGAACCAAATGGAAAGCAGTATCCGAACCGAGGATATGACTGTCGGTGAACTCATGGTCTTGGCTAACCAAGCCGAGGACATGGCACACGGACTGATGCAAAAGGCAATGGATCTTCGGGTTCAAGCAAGGAATAAGCAGGTTGATATAATCAAAAAACAACTAGCGGAAGGAGCAAGTAAATGAAAGTAAAAGTACATGACCCAAGTGGTGATGTAATTGCTGAGGTGTATGACTACGCAGCAGGTGCATTACTCATGAGCTTGTATGGTGATGGCTCAACGATCAGACTAAAGAATGTAATTCTTTGGTTAGAAGGTGCAGATGGTGAAGGTGCAAACAGTTACGACAACACATCATTCGTCATCGAAGAACGACTAAGAAAGGTAGGTGCAATCAAATGATGTTCATCCCTCACATCGGTGACCGCATCAATAATGGTGCGGTCATAGTAGATCTCAAGAGATCTTGGGACACAGACCCAGATACATACCTAGCACTCTGTCTATGGACAGAGGACAGACAGCAGGTCGAACCAATCAAACGGATCGCTGACCTGTATGTAACATGGAGAATATATCCAAGCGAAGATGGCTTGGTGCATGCCAGAAATGGTCACTATCATGACACACTCTCAGAAGCAGTTGTTGATTTCAACAGCCGTACATGAGATACTAATCCCACAACCAAACGAACAGGAGAAACACATGACACAACAAACAATCCGCTCTCGCCGTAATGCTTATAGCATTATTGGTGAGGCAGTCACCGCTACATCTGCACGAGATGCAGCACAACAGGCTGGTCTCGACTGGCATGTACAACTGGCTGACGTACAAGCGTTAGCCGTATCGAATGATGGTGTTAATACCCTCGAAGTACCATCAACATTCGCAACAGTTCGTACCAATAAGGACGCAACACAGTCAGTGCTTGGCACTGTCGGTGGTAGATACAAGGTGTTTCAGAATGATGAGATGTTCTCAGGTCTAGATGCACTGGTTGATTCAGGTGATGCAAGATATGCATTCGCTGGTGAGGTTAAAGGTGGAGCGCAGGTATACATGGTGCTCGAGCTACCTAACGAAGTTAAGATAGCCAACGATCCTCATGCTTGCTACCTTGTAGCAAGAACATCACATGATGGTTCAACTGCACTGCAGATATCACCATCAATCCAACGCTTGCGTTGCACCAATCAGATAGCAGGTATCTTTGCTAAGACTGGTACATATACACTCAAGCACACAACCAATGCTGAGTTCAAGATCGAAGATATCAAGCGCATCATCCCAGTTACCTATGAAGGTATTAAGTTCTATGAACTTATCGGTAACAAACTTATCAACGAGAAGATCTCAGATGCAGAAGTGGATGCCATCTTTAATAAGATGTGGTCTATACCAAGCATCATCGAGAACTCACCTTACTCACTGTTAAGTGCAGGACAGAAGCGTCAGTACAACTCAGCAGTAGTGGCACGTCAGACTGCTAAAGCAATCTATCGTGGTGAGACTGGTACTCAAGAAGAACTAAAAGGAAATAGATTCGGTGTGTTCCAATCTATCGTGGAGTATGCAGATCACTACAGTCACAAGGCTGATTCAGTTAGAGCCGAGCGCATCATCACAGGTTCGGCTGATCGTATCAAGAGCAAAGCTCTTGACCTACTAACGAAAGGAATCTAATGGAGAATCCATTACAGAAGTACGTTGATGAGTTGGATAATCCAACTCCCTTCGTACCACCAAAGATATCTATTCGTATGGCTAACTATATAATCAAGGCTCTTGATTACCTGCATATTTATGCAGGAGAAAAAGATGAGCCCGAACTTATAGAGTCAGACATACACAAGGAGACAGAGGAAGCAATGGTTGACATTGTAGTTATGTCTCCAGAGGAGATACCGAATGGGTAAGTTAATCAATAAAGAAATCCTGCAGGCTAGACCACCTAGTCTGCAGGTTAAACAACTCGCTGGGTGGTCGTGGTACTGTGGGTATCACGACACCATGGGAAGTGGTGACACTAGGCATGAAGTATTATGGATGGCTGGTGCTCACATGGATTACTTCTCAGAAGTAACTGATGACTGTGACATCTATGTAAGGGAACACAAGGTCGAGAAGGAGAGTGATGGGCAAGCCACGTCCAACAGAAATAAAACTAGTAGCAAAGCTACTAGATCCTGACGCCGAGAACTCCGAAGATGCTGCGGAACTAGCGGTTGAAATCATCGAGGCTCTAGATAAATCTAGAACCAAGAGAGAATCGTTTATTGTCGTAGCAAAATTGGCAGACTGGGTTCCAGTGCAAGCATGGGGTGAGTTCAGTACCCGCTTACAAGCGGAGAAGTTCTTCCCCAATCTTTCATCACCAGACACAGGTGGTAAGGGATCAATCGTTCGTCTGGAAAATCCAGATGACCTACTCAAAAGAATAGGAGTAACCAAGTAATGTTCTACAACGGATTTACTTTGTTGATGCAGATCCTTGCGGGTCTAACTGCATACTGGGTTGGTAACTATTATGGTTACCAACGAGGTAAGACAGAGATGTATCAGACATTAAAGAATCTAGACGCAAAGAGTAGAGAGTTCTTCTCTACCGTATCCAAGAAATAAACTAAAGGCGGGGGCGTTATGCCTCCGCCTTTTTTTCTTTCCCTCGTGCAGCCATGTTGGTTACCCAATATAATTTATAGAAGTCTTCATCAAATGCAAATCGTTTCATGTGTTGAACTGTTGCTCCAGTGTGAGCATAAAGTGGGATGCCAGCTTCCTTCATTAACATGAAGAACTGAATGTCTTCCGATATAAACTGATCGTCTTCACCAGTAGAACTCTCCATAAACAATGGTCTTTTACCATGAACCTTACGCATCTTGTCAGCCACTGATCTGTGCATGAGAAAGAATCCATAGCCAGCGTAATCAACCTTGACCATAGCGTTTGGTTCAAGTGGATGAGCGTATGACATTACATATTTATCTGTGGGATGGGCTATAAACAGCGCAGGGTATGGCTCCATAAGTGCCTGCTCATTCTGTTTAGATATGAAGTATGTGCCAGTAACTGCTGGTCTTTCTTTAGCATCAGCCATAGCCCAGAGTTTATGAGCAGCATCGTTCGTAAGAACGATGTCTGAATCTATCCATAAGATCCATTCGATATCTGTTTGTTGATGCCATGTATCAAATGCTGTTTGTCTTTGTCTGCCTATCTGATTACCTTGTACACGTTGGGCTGATGCAATGGGCAAACCACTGGTTAGAATTGTATACACCAATCCTTGCGTAAACTTTCCATCAGTGGTGCCATTGTCGCACCAAGTAATCATGATTCTATCTTTAGCTTTTGACATGGTCACCACCCCATCCTCCACCTTTAAAGTGAATGGCTGGTGGTGTAAATACTTTAGTCAGTGTGACATCACATCTCTCACACTTAGGGAACGGATCATCGGTAATGATTAGTTCAACGACTGATTCACAGTTCATACATTTGAAGTCAAAGGTTGGCACTATTTCTTTTTCTTTCTTGCTACCACTGCATTATCAATTAAGTTTGGGTATGGTCTACCTGCTGCCTTAGCACGAGCACGTGCTTCAGCTTTCTGTTCAGGTGTTAGTGGTGTTGATGTCTTCTTTGGATTAGTTGTTTTCCAAAATGGTTTCTTCTTCATTAGTACGGTGTCATCCCTCCGAGTTTGTCTGCTATATCTTTTATTCCTTTGGCAACCAATTGTTCCACACGCTGAGGTGAGATATCCCAAGCCTCGGCTATGTCTGCAAGTGGCATGTCGTTAACAAACCTAGATGTCAGGATGCCTTGCATTCTGGGATCTAGTTTCTTCATTGCTCTGGATACATCAGCAATCATCGCTGCCAGATTGTTGCCTTCATTGGCTGGCTTCTTAGCCTTGACTCCATGTATATCTGGATCAAAGACTTGGTTAGCCAAGTATGATTCATTAGTACCAGCAACTTTAATTAAGTTCTCAATTAAATCTAAGCGATAGAAGTACTCATCACCTAGTTCATAACCAAGTGTGCGAGCCTTCTCTTTGCGAGCGTATCGCTCGCCAGCCCTACGCATGAACGTAGTGAATGCTTTATATCCCTGTTTAATTTTCACGAATTAAATACTCAGCAACTTTATCTCTGCGTTTCCAAGCATACTCATTCATTGCCTGTCTAATATCTTCAAGCTCTACAAATCTATGGTAACGCTTGGATAAACCCCAAGCCAAAGATATATTAATCTCATTAACTTCATCCCATATTGGATGATCACGGTTTAACTCAGTCATGTTCTTTAATTAAATATGCATGCGCTGCCATTAACATCTCTGGATCATCGTTAAGTAAACCTAGTACTCTATTGTGAGGCGAACACAAGAGACCCCGCACCTTGCCAGTCTCATGATCATGATCAATATCAAGAGCACGATGTGTATATGATTTACCACAGATGTAACATCCGCCGTTTTGTTCTTCAAGCATACGATTATAATCATCAACACTTATTCCATAAGAACGGATCCTTGAGATCCGTTGCTCTTCGTAAGTCTTATTCCGATTTCTTGGCATGCTTAGCCCATACCCCACGCTGCACCATCAATGCAATGATTGCGTAGTTTGCAATATCAACAAACGAATCTTCTAATGATTCGTTATTAGGTTTAACATTCTTATATATCAGATTCTTTAATCGCTCCAACTTGTCTGACATACGAACCATTAACCCATTGGTTGCACCACCAGGTGCATTCCAGATATTGAATGGACCATAATCTATTTGTTTCTTTACAAGAACTGCCAGCAACTCATCATATATTTTCTGAGCATCCTCTTCGAACTCGAGGATTAGCTGGTCTGATTTTTCAGTCGCCAACGGAGCACCTTTCTAGTTAATTGCATTGACTAAGTCAGTCAATGCTTGCGCTCCTTGGTTACAAATTATACTATTAACATCACTGTCAGGTGGTAGCGACACACGCACCGCTTGAGGTATTGCATCTTGTAATCTTCTAGCTAATTCCTGCCCAGGATTTGATCCATCTTCTTTAGCATCATTGTCAGTACAGATTACTACCGTACCTATCCCATCAAAGCAACGAGCAAAGTGAGGCTTCCAAGCGTTAACTCCTGCAACAGCGACAGCAGGATGACCAATAAGTGTTGCACTGATTGCATCTATTTCTCCTTCTACTATTAGAACTTTATTAATGGCGTTGAGTATTGCATCAACATTATATAGGTGGTGCTTCTGACCAGTAGGTATCATGTACTTAGGATCTCCGCCGTCGATACGACGGAACTTAAACCCAACCACACCAGCCTCAGTTATATATGGAATAGATAAATGGTTCTTGATTCTATCCTCATGTCCAGGTGCTACCTCTGATACATACCCAAGCATGAACCGACTAGCACCATCAAGAATCCCACGCTCTTTTAAGTAAGCCTCTGCTGGTGAACCAGCAAGAGCATCGTGGTATTGCTTGGCTGCCCTAGTCCAGAGTTCAATTAGCTTTGGATTAGTTCTCATCCCACTCCTGCTTCGCCCATTGGGTGATGTTAATATAAAATATTAGGAAATCAAAACGTATTACTCTGGCATCTACATACTCAATCAAGTCAAGAGAATCTAGATCTTCATATACTGAAGTCATAGTATGGTAATTGATACCAAGACCCCAACAATAAAGACGGTTGAACCCTGCATACAAAC